ATGTCCAATGACGTCCTGCATAAAACGCATTAAGGCTCGGCGGTTTCGGAAGTTGGAGTACAATCTCATAGTAATCTTCAATCACACCATTAAAATAGGTATTTTTGTCTGTCCTGCAAAGTTAAAGGCAAGAAAAGTTTTGAACCTGATATCCATGTATGAAACCCTGTCATGTTTTTATTTATCTGAAAAAGAATTGGTTGACTCTTTGGAGTAGGCTCCCCTCCGGTCTCCTTGTTTCTTTGTTTTGACACATGAAATTCTGTGATTCTTCTAACCTCCGGATCGTCTGAGTTTAATCGCCTATGCCATACTAGTAGGGTATCTGCGCGATTACTAAATTTAGAACCACCTTCAGATTCTGAACCCAAAGGCGCGACTTGTAAACCATCTTGTCCCTTGGCTCTTTGAGCCGAAGTTACTGAGTGAGTGTTCAGCCAAACGGCTAAATCATTCTTGGTTGACATTGTTAACAACTCTGATGCCGCCTCATAATGATACTCATGTGAGTTCAATTTACTTTGGCCCATTTGTAGTTTTAAACTATTGTATGGATCAATAAAAAATCCCTGATAACTATCTTGCCTCATTAATTTTTCTGCGAATATTAACATATCCGAGTATCCGTAAGTCTGATAGTTGTTTATGAGTACAAAATGATGCTTAACGAAGTTGAAAGCAAACAATCTTTCTTCAGCATTCATATTATGAATTGGTTTATCCATGCAAAATTCCATCAGCCTCATCTTTACTGCGCCGGTTTTATTCTCAGATGAATAGACAATCCATTTCCAATTGTGATTGATGGCACTAGACATCAACATATTCAATGCCATTGTAGTCTTTCCAATGTTGGAGTGGCCAACGATAACAACAAATTCTTTTTTGAAAAGAAAATAAGGATCAAGGTTAGGGCATCCTGTAGATAGGCCCATCTCAATATCCCCACGAGAAAAATCCTCTATCCATTTGTAGTCTTCACTATCTGATGCAACAAAAGACATATCCCCATTGTTAATTTGCATCTCTCTAATGGCGGCGGCCTCTTCTTCTAGGGTAGCCCTAATCGGTTGCCTTTTACCCTCTTCTATTCCATCTAATAAAGTCCTGACTGCGTGATCTAAATCCTCTACATCTTTATGTTCGAGTTCCCTACGCATAACCCTGACGGCTTCATCCTCTTCTAGACGTCCGGCCGCTATGTAACCACCGGCTAAAACGCTAGCCTTACATAGTATTAAATGCTTTTCCCCATCGCTTGCGCCACGAATCATTGAACATATAATGTTCATTTTGTTATAGTCTGTGTAACTTCGATCCGTTTTTAATTCTGCGGATTGGTCCAATGCCTTTTCTGATAACATCATACCAAAAGGTTGAGCCGTAGTGTTAATGACTAAGTCCGGATCATGACTTTCATAACAAGCCCTTGCCTCATTTATACCTGAAGGATCTACCTCAAGTCCATACGTTTTATCAAAGTAAGATTGTAAGGAACGAAAATGATCTCTGTGTTTGTCAGGATTGCTTACTTGAACTATCGCTTTTAATCCATCTCCGGAAGGGCTTGCCCAACAAGCCAACACATAATCGTCTGTACCTAAAAGTGATTTTGATTCCTTGACATTGATGTGATCAAAGTCTAAAACAATTAGACCGCTATGTCTTTTTAAATCTTGATCTTTTCTTCCGTTAAAAACTCCGGAAAACATAGCGATAGGCAGTTCTTTTTTTTTAGACCTATTCCCTGTCCTTACCTCTTTTACTTTGGACTTGCTTTTTCCTTCTTTAATTCTTTCTAAAGCCGTAGACAAAGACACAACCACAGGTTCAGTAGTGTCGACTACTGATTTGTACATGGTTATTTTTTTGTCAAACATTTTCCTGAATTAGAGGATGTTGATCTATTAAGTTTTTTAACTCAACGATATCAAATTTTAAATCCATTATTCTTTCCCATTCAGAAAACGGAATTGCTGAAGGTTGTATGGCTAACCTTAAATCCTTGCCTCTAATTATTTTTTTTTCTGTTTGAGGATCATATAGGGTACAGAGTTCATCTTTCAAACGCTTATATGTTTCAACATATTTTGGGTGCATGGCTAAGCCTTTACGATTTAATATTGTCATAGAGGCGTGTTTCTTTAAAGAATGTATTGCGGTTGCGTGATCCCTGTTTAAAATTTTTCCTATCTCAGAATAAGTCTTCTCTTTTTTAGAATGATATCTTAGAATTGCTGAAAGCATTGATCTTCCATCAACATAACTTCGCTCTCTACTTCGTCCCAATAATGTTTTTACTGATAGGTTCAAAAAATAACAAGCCTTTTGTATGCTTACTTCCGGTTTGTCTACTAAAACAAATTCAATTTTTGGTTTAGTGTTCCTCTTTTCAATTGTGAATCTTTTCATTTCATTGCTACACTTAAAAAACCTCCGTTATTTCTAATCATGTCTTGAAATATCTCTTCTAATTTCTGTTTACTATCTGAAGAGAATATAGCATCGCCTGACCTTTGCAGTTGATACTCTGAATTTTTTTTAACTATTGTATATTTTCTGTGCCGATCATAAACCGATAGGTTTAAGGAATGTTTATTGCCGTTCCTTCCATGCTCGGTACATTTTTGCGATAACGGCTCTTCGTTGTGGTTTGAACTTAAATCTTTTTCCATATCTCGCGTTGGCTATTCTGATAAATTGATTGATTTCTTTCTCGTTGTCATTCATAATGTATGGGTTGAAAATGGGGGGTACAAACCCCCCCAAATTATCTTCAACTAATCTAAACATTAAAATGGTAGGTCTTCCTTGACCTCTTCCTTCTTCTTCATGTACTTCTGATTCTCCGGATCATTAGGATCGAAGACAGACAAAAATGCAGTTCCATCTTGCTTAATAACAAAATCCACATTTATTCTCTGCGCACCTGTGATATACTTTTTTAGTTCATCAAGTTGCTCAGGTTTGTATGTAATAGGGTACTTAACGATCCCACTATCATACGTTTTGCGGTCACCGACGTAACCAATATAAACTTTAGCCATTGTATTTAATTTAAATGGTGTCAATGCGATAGTGTGTTTCACTAGCGCGATCACTCTCAATAAATCGAGCGATGTTGTCTATAGCCTCGTTGAATTGCTTTTTACCCAAGTTTAGAGTTTCCTCAGAGGCTTTATAGACTGCGGGTAAATAGGGATATGTTTTCTCCTGACCTACCCAAAAGAAATCTCGGTAGGTGTCATCATCTTTTTTATATGCTTCCCGATATAGGTAGGCTTGTAAACTATACATATATTTTCCTTTGATATCCCAACGTAAACCATGCACACTCTGTGTACTCTTGCTATCGCTGATAAAGGTATCGCCTAAACAATCAAGAAAACCCCTGATCATCACATCTCCATAATTCTCTGTCGGTATTGGTCTTTTAAACTCTGCCTGACAATCTCCGGTAAGATATAATTCTTTGATTCCACAATCCTCTAGCCTTGTTATCATGTCGATAGCCTTAGCGTGATCGTCAACATTTACCATCTCTTTGTCAGGGTTATCCTCTTCTAGTTTCCGGAGTAAATCCTTATATACTTTAGTTGCTCTAGGGTTTTTTATACCCTTTGCTTTTAAGTTACCAACGATGTCTTCATCCTCTATCAAGACAAACCTATCGTCAAATTTTTCCGGAGTAAGAAGTAAGCAGTCGTAAAGTGAACCAAATTGCAAGGCCGGAGTAGTATACTTCATCTTATCTTGGAACTTTAACTCAAACAATCTCATATCCCCTGTAGGATGTCCATATTTGAGAGTAGAATAAGAAAGGTAATCCTTCTTTCCACCGGTTTTTTCTTTCAATGCCTTAATAATATCCATTACTTAATCGCTTCTAGTTTTTTATATTGAGCCGGTGTAATTTGATTTCCTTTGTTTCTCCTTATGGTCTCCAACACCATCGGTCTTTCTTGAGGGGATTTGGATTTTAAATGATTCATTGCATCGTTAAATACATTACCCGATCCGGAAATCCCTTGTGTGGAATTGCCATCGTCATCTTCAGCCCTGAGTCCTAACAAAGAAACCAACGAATACCTTCTGTAATAAGTAATCGCTGATCCTACTTTTTGAGGCTCTTGTTCTAATGGCAAGGGCAATACAGACACTATAGAATTACCCTCTAGATCAGAAATAATAGTGTTTACGGCTCCATCTATGATGGGTTGTAACAATACTAATTCGTGTTTTTTAAGTAGGGGTTGTAGCACTTCCACAAGTGCGTTGATATCAAAGTATTCTGATCTGAAAAAAAGATTTTTGTTTGTCTTGGATATTGTTCCAATTTCAGATTGCAGTTTGAAAATTTTCTTATAAATTTTATTTTCCATTGTATTAAATTTTAGGGGTTTGAAGATAGGCTTTCTATCTTTTAAATGCAAGAGTTAAACAATATATTTTTAAGTTAGTGTTTCAATGTCGACCTCTTCTCTTTTGCTGAAATCACAATTGTTAAATGAGATTCTGCACAT